AATACCACAGAGCGCCGACAAAGAAAGGATATGGAACGAAAGTCGCACCAAATTAAAAAGGAGCAACAAAAGAAAACGCAAATGCTCGAAAAACTTTTCCATATGAAATTACAGGCATTTGAAATCCCAGAGATTGCGAACAGTGAAAACAAGGCGTTGCGTACAAGATTGCGACGTTCTCAGAATGAAGTAGAAATGAATGCCTACGCGGCTTTGATTATTGGAAAGGAATTGGGAATTTTAGAAAATGACGGAACCAACTAAAGGCTACGTAGTCGTAGCATCACGTACAAAGTTTTTCTACCACTCTGCATGTAACCTCATTGAATCCATCAAGGATTTTTATCCTGAAGCAAAGTGTTGTCTCGTAACAGAAGATTGGTTATTAACTGATCGTGGTCGTGCACTCGCGGACGATATCATCATATGTGATGATCACAAACGCGCAAAGATCTGGGGAATGGCACGGTCACCATATGACCTCACGTTTTACATTGATGCAGACACAGAGTGTGAACACGAAGACATTGCGACAGTCTTCGATAAGTTTGACGGGTATGACGTATTGTTTACAGGTCTTCCCGTAGAACGGCACTATTGTTATGCAGAAGTTTATTTCCCCGGCGCAACCAAACCAGATGGTTCGAAGGGTGGTTTTGAATTGTGTGGAGGTGTTTGTCTTTATGACATGCGTAACCCTCTCGTTAAAAAGTTCATGCACGAATGGTATGATCTCACAGTAGAACAGTATGCTGGTCGATGGTGGCCAACCAAAGAAGACGGAAGTGAAGATCTAGACAATTATCCAGAGTCTTTCAAACGGTGGGATCAGTTCTCTTTGTGGTGGTTGACCAACAAGGACGAACAATTCAAAGATCTAAAGGTTGGTGTGATCGAAGACGATGCGCGGTGGAATTACTACTCTAAATATAAGGCACACTTGAACCATAACAAGGAACCTATTGTGATTCGACACTATTCGTCTTCGGGTGCCAAACAGGAATATTTTAGATGATGAACGACATTCCTCTAAATGAGGAGACAAAAGAAATACTCAACGAGACTTTGTGGTTCTTGAAGAATGAGAACTACAAGTCTGTACACATGACGTGTGGAAAACACCTTAATGAAAAAGACGCAGACCATTTTACCTCAGAAGAATACCTTGAACACATCCGTTCACTTGGAAGAAAACATGACGGATTCCCAGAATCAATCACCGGATATTCTTTTGGACACAACGGAATGCACTTCACCAACACCGCAGGCAACCTGGCAGACGAGGTGGGTCAAAGAATTTTCGGATTTTACGAGAGGTTTCAGACTCAATTTAATTTGAAAAAGAATGCACTGTTTACGGTGTATCCAGAAAAATATGGATTCATTTCGTGGCACAACAATGCGAATGCATCTGCATACAACTTTGTCTTCACCTATTCGGAGACCGGTGATGGATGGTGGAAACACTACGACCCGATCAAAAGAGAAATTGTAACGATTCCAGACAAAGTGGGGTGGCAGTGTAAGGCAGGATATTTTGGATCATATGAGGATGGTGTGGACAGGATATGTTATCACACTGCGAGAAACACAGGGGACGGTCTTCGGATGACTATCGCATTCATTTTAGATCGATCAGAAATATCTTCTGGTCTACAAGAATGGGTGATTGAGGATATTCAAGCGCCGTAAACGTATAAATAAAACCATAAAACACTTTTATGGAAGTTCTTTATGGCATACTACGAAGATCTTACAATAGATCAGGGTACCGATGTAGCGATCGACCTTTACCTAGTAAACAAAGATGGGACAGCAAAAGATTTGACTGGGTATTCGGCCGCCGGTAAACTGGCAACCAGTCACGATGTAAGTGACTCAGATAAGGTCGCGTTTGATGCAAATGTTGTCGCACCGGCAACCGATGGTATTGTCAATCTCAAACTCACAAATTCACAAACAACGTTGTTAAATCATCGCCGACGATATGTTTACGATGTAGAAATATCCAGCGACAGTGATGGAACAACTACTATCGAAAGAGTGTTGCAAGGTTTAATTACTGTTAGTCCGGCAGTTACATAAGGGGTAGTAGATGTCGAACGACCAGAACAATCCGCATCAATATCGCGTCACTGTAGGAGACACCACTAAGGTTCTCAAGATTGAGGTTGGTGTTCCAACCCGCAGTGTCACTATTTCTAACGCGGTCAATCTTAACGATGTTATTGGTATCACCACAAGTAACATTCAAGAGGGTGACATTCTCATCGCAGATAGCGATGGTATATTAAGAAACTCTCAAGCAAGTGTCAACAAGATTGACGGCAAAGTTTTCAACCGCGACTCTGATCGTGGTTTCATACTTATTCGACGTTCTGCAGACTTCGGTACACCGATAGGATACCGTGGTGGTGAACTTGCATATTCTTATCTCGCAGATCCCTCTGCCGGTGGCGGTGGAAATGGAGGAGATCGTCTTTACTTTGGTGTAGGTTCAGACGGTAATGAACTTGCAGAAAGAATTGATGTTATCGGTGGTAAATACTTCACTGATTTATTGATTCACACTCATGGTGTTACAACCCCTAATACAGCGCTTCTTGTTGACTCCGTGAGAGCAGTTGATCAGTTAACCATCGGTGATTTAACAGTCAACGATGCGGTAACTACAGATAGATTGGACGCAGACTCTGCCACAATCGGAACACTTTCAGTAACTTCAATCAATATAAGTGACTTAGTCGCGAATCTTGTGCAAGTTATACGAGAAGGTGAGGGTATCAATGTAGCTGAAGATTCTTCGGGTAAACTTGTTATATCCGCAGAATTTGGTACATCCACAAACGCGGGTGTCGTATTCTTTGACTCTGATCAGTTTAATGTCGGAGACTCTGGAGAAGTAACATTGATTGTAAACGACGGTGGAACATTCTAATAAATAGGTATTATGACTACTCAACAATTACAAAAAAGAACATCGGTACCCGGCAGACGACCCGGCATTAGTGACATTGCGCTTGGTGAAATCGCAATCAACACCTATGACGGAAGAATGTATATCAAACGCGATGCGGATGGTAACATCGATGTCGTGCAGGTTGGTGATGATCAGGTCGATAACGTTTTTTATGTTTCAAAGTCTGGTATCAAAGGTAATTTAGGTACGTCTTTACAAGATGCGTTTAACACACTCGACTCCGCAGTAACTCATGTTACAACACTTCACTCGTTCACATTTGATCGGGTCAAGTGTAAACGTGACTTTGGTTTAATCTTCGATGGTCTATATCACGATATTGCTTTCGGAACAAACTACAATGCGGTGACATCTGGTCTATCATATCAACGTGCGAGCGCAAACGTTGTGCGAGATGCACAGTTAGTTGCAACTCGATCAGGTTTTAACGAAGCGAAGGGTGCAGTCGCATCGGTTCCAGAAGTTAAAAGTAGCACAGGTACAGACGGTGCATTGCAAAGAAATAACCGTCACTGGTCAGAAGTTGTAGATATTCTGGTCAATGGTGCGGTCTCAACGGAGACTGCGGCAGATGCACTTGTATTCCCCGCACCCGCAGTATTACCTTCAGGTGATGCGGACGATGCGGCAGTTATTCTACAGGAAAACCGTGATTACCTCAAGAACGAAGCCATCGCATACATCACCGCAAACTTCCCATCATTAACATACGACGAAACCAAGTGTCGACGGGACGTGGGTTTCATTGTCGATGCGTTGACCTTTGACATTCTTTATGGTGGTACACACGCAGTACAGATCGTCGCACAATCATACTTTGTCGATGGGACTTCTCAGTTACCGGCAGCACAACAATCTCAGTCGGTTGACACGTACACACACCTTGGTGTCATTGTTGATGAGTTGGTGCGTAATTCTTTGTCGTCCAATCTGACTTCAACAGATTTAGATACTTCAGGTAACAGTGGTAATTTCGCAACGTCGACAGAAGGTGACAGACTCAAGAACGATCTTGTTCCTATTTTTGTAGATGTGATTGATAATGACAGTCTTGGTGGTCTTCCCGCGAAAGTAGAACCCAATTACGTATCACGAGGAGTCAGTGCTGCACTGCGAAGTGCAATTACTGCAATCAAAGCTCTAGAAGATCTTATTATCACACAGTCAGTAGAACGTGCAGCGACCACAGGTGATACAACGATCTACCTAAAGTCGGGTGACTATGCAATCAACAATCCGTTGAAATTACCACCCAAGACTGCGATCGTTGGAGACAACCTAAGAACGGTCACGGTTCGTCCTCAGAACGTCGACTCAGATTTGTTCTATATGGACAACGGTACATTTATCAAAGATATAACCTTCCGTGATCACCAGAGTCTTGCCGCGTGTGTTTCCTTTGATCCAAGTGTAGACTCGCCCGGCGCAGGACCGTTTATCATTCAGTCACCATACGTGCAGAACTGTACATCAATCACCACAGATGGTGTGGGTATGCGTATCGATGGATCAAAGGCATCTGGTCTACGATCAATGGTGTCAGATGCATTTACACAGTATAACGCAGCCGGTTTCGGTGTACAACTGTTAAATCGTGGATACGCGCAGTTGGTATCGATCTTTACAATATCGACCGCCACATCGATCGAGGCGAAGTCTGGTGGACAGTGTTCGGTCGCAAACAGTAATGCGTCGTTCGGTGACTTTGGTCTGGTTGCAGAAGGATCAAGTCCACCCTTATATCGTGGTGTTTTAGAATCAGATCAAGCAGTATTCGCGGACGTGATACGTTACACGGATGTTCGAAACCTTGACTCGTATAGTTACCTTGACGAACTAAACGCATTCAAGAAACCAAACTATAACGATGCGATCAAGTTTGATTCAGAAGATTTCTATTACACGATTGTAGGTGTCGATTCAGTATCGCCAGGCGTGTACGATCTCACCATGCAACCACCCATGAACGTTGCAAAGGCAGGTGGTCAGACTGTAAACTTCCACCAACGATCACAGATCACAACCTCATCTCACACGTTTGAGTATGTGGGTTCAGGTACAAACACATTTACTGCGATTCCTCAGAACGGTGGTATTCCAAGTCGCGATCGAGAGGTCAAGTTTGACTCAGCGACACAAGAAGGTCTCGTGGTATTCACAAGTACGGATCAGTTAGGAGATTTCCGAATTGGTGCAGACTTGACAATCAACAGAGCAGAGGGACGTATCGAGGGTGAAACCTTTGAACGATCCCTGTTCGAAATTCTAACACCATACATCTTAGCACTTGAGGGTTAAAAATGGCAATCCCATTAAATGAATTTAAAACGAGAACTGCGAAGTTAGTCTCTAAACCGCCAGGCGGATTTATCGGTGATAGTGATGTCATCTATACAACTCCGAATGGCATCACATGTGTTGTGTTGATGGCGCAAGCCGCAAACACATCTGAGACGGACGTGCATCAAGTGACTTTCCAACATTATGACACAACGACAGACGTTGCGACTAATGTTGTAAAGAATTTTGATGTGCAACCAAATGACGCTGCGGGTCTCGTTACTGGTAAACTCATTGTAGAACAAAACAACAAAATGCGAGCATTTACAGAGGACACATCTGACAGTGATGTGAACTTTATCTTCTCGTTCTTACAGGCATTGAACGGTTAATTAGATGGCGACGAAAGGATTATCACAACTTAGTGGGAAGGTAAGAGTAAGAGCGTTTACGCGTCTCGACTCAGACCGTACAACTTTCCTCAGTCTGGATCAGGCAGAACCCAATCTAGGTTTGCCTTCAGACAGTGGTGGTATTCTTTTATCTGCCGCAGATGGAACTCGATTCTTTTCAAAGTCGATCACCCTTGATCAGTTAGACTTTGGTGCTGGTACACTAGATTCTGTTATTGGTGGAAACGAAAGACACGTACTTGCAATCGTAAGTCCCAATACTGCGAATGAAGTTGGTGTCATTAGTATTCGTGAACTACTGGGTGATAGTGGACTAGGGGTTGACACTTTACAATCCGTTACTAATCGTGGTGACTCTACAGATAGAGGTATCACCATTGGAGGATTGATACTAACAAAGGCGGATAGTGTCGACTCAGGAACTCAGATTCTTGTTCGTAATCTTGCAACCGACAGTGTAGGTATAAGGTCATTTGGATCACTCGCAGACGAAGCGGGTCTTTTGAGTGACGGAGATGTAGCGAGTTTAAGTGGTCTGTCGTTGACTGCTGTGGATAGTGATCCAGACACTAATGTAATCCTTGTAATCAATGAAACGACCGATAGTGTTGGTAAGAGAACTTTCCAATCTCTTGCTGATGATGCTGGTTTAATATCTCAGGGTGATCCAATATCCGCAGGTGGACTGCAACTGACAGTCGCGGATAGTAATCCAACCACAACACTTGTCTTGGTAAAAGATCAGGATACCGATTCGGTTGGTATTCGATCCTTTGCGTCTTTAGCAGAGGTCAGTGCGGATACATTACAAACGATAACCGCACGTGGTGACTCAACGAGTCTTGCAATTACAATTGGTGGGTTGGTACTTACTCAAGCGGACAGTGATGCGACTACCACAGAACTACTGGTACGCAACTTACTTACAGACAGTGTAGGTGTAAGAACATTCAGTTCTTTGGCGGATGAAGCGGGATTACTTCGAGACGGAGATGCGGCAAGTTTAAGTGGCTTAACACTGACCGCTGTAGAGAGTGATGCCACTTCAACAACGGTTCTTGTCTTAGATGAGACAACAGACAGTGTTCAAAAAAGATCTTTCCAATCTCTTGCTTCCGATGCAGGTTTGGTAAGTCAAGGAGATGCAATCAGTGCTGGTGGTTTGTCGATTACAACCGTAGATTCTGATTCGGACACAAACCAAGTTCTTGTTTTGAACCTTGCTACAGATTCCGTAGGTATCCGTGCATTTGGAGACCTCGCTGATGATGCTGGTTTAATCGCTGACGGTGATGACATTTCTGCGGGTGGTTTGACCATTAGTCAGGTAGACAGTGATTCGGATACAACAATACTACTTGTCTTGAATGAAACCACGGATAGTGTAGGTAAACGATCGTTCCAGTCTCTCGCAGAAGATGCTGGTTTAGTATCACAGGGTGATCAAATTCAAGCGGGTGGGTTGTCGATTACTCAGGTAGACTCCGACTCTGACACCGATGTTCTATTGGTGTTGAATGAAACAACCGATAGTGTTGGTAAGAGAACGTTTGTATCACTTGCAACTGAAGCAGGTATCGGTGCAGACACTTTACAGATAGTAACAGACCGTGGTGATTCAACAACTCGAAGTATCACTATAGGTGGATTGATATTGTCACGTGCAGACAGTGACGACACAACAACCCAACTTCTTGTTAAGAACTTACTGACAGACAGTGTTGGTGTTAGAACGTTTGCGGATCTTACAGACGAAGCTGGTCTAGGTAACGACACACTACAGTCGGTGACAGATCGTGGTGATTCAACCGACAATACTCTTACCTTTAAGGCGGGTATTATTACTCCGAATCTACCAACAAACAACGACACTACCACCGTACTCGTTTTAACCGCAGATGACAGTGTTGCACAAAGAACCTTTGCGTCACTTGCTGCAACAGAAGTCGATGACCTTCAGGATGTTACAGATCGAGGTGACTCGACAACTAACGATATTTTAATCAGAGATGCATCTTTGACTGCTGACTCAGTGAGAGCAGAAGTTGGTTTCTTTGACAGACTAGGAAATGCTCTCATCATTTATGACTCCGCAGGTGCGATCCTGTGGGGTGCATAAATAGCAGAACTAATTGGAGATATTAAATGGCAGCGCCAACATCAAGACAGACACTCATTGACTATTGTCTTCGTCGTCTAGGTCAACCGGTAATAGAAATTAACGTTGACGTGGATCAGATCGAGGACCGTATTGATGATTCGTTAGCGATGTATCGTGAGTTTCACGATGATGCGCTTGTTCGTATTTTCTTAAAACATCAAGTAACGCAGACTGATATTGACAATGGGTACATCTCTATTAATTCAGACATACCATTTGTCACCAAAATATTCCCACTGAATAGAACGTTTTCATCAATCAACATGTTTGATATCAAGTATCAGATGATGTTAAACAGTCTGGGAGACTTCATGCAGTTTGCTGGTGGTATGTCTTACTACTATCAGTTAGAACAATACTTAGATTTCCTTGACAATATTCTTGAGGGTCAACCACTGACCACATTCTCTCGAAATCAGGGGCGACTTTATCTACATGGTAGTTTCGAAGATCAGGACGTAATATTAGATGAGTATATTATCGCAGAGTGTTTACAAGAAGTCGACGGTGATACGTATAACATCTGGAACGACATATTCCTTAGAGACTACGCAACCCAATCCATCAAACAACAGTGGGGTGCAAACCTCATGAAGTTCGAGGGCGTACAGTTGCCTGGCGGTGTTACAATGAATGGTCGACAAATATACGACGATGCGACAGCGGAGCTTCAAAGACTAGAAGAGAAGATGCGTCTTGAGCACGAGTCACCACCAGACTTTTTCATGGGGTAATAGATGGCAACTAATCTCTACTTCACGCAGGGGACCGCAAACGAACAGAATCTTTACGAAGATCTCATAATCGAATCTTTGAAGATGTACGGTCAGGATGTGTACTACATCCCCCGCGAAATCGTAAATCGAGATGGCATCCTTCAGGATGATACTGTTTCTCGTTTCGAAAATGCGTATCGCATTGAGATGTACGTAGAGAACACAGAGGGGTTTGATGGAGAAGGTGATCTGTTTACCAAGTTTGGTATTGAGATTCGTGACGCGGCAACCTTTATTGTTGCACGTCGACGGTGGCAGAGTCAGGTCGCACGTTTCGAAAACGATCCAGTAACAAACCCATTTTATCGTCCACGCGAAGGTGACCTAATTTACTTGACCTTATCGAAGTCGTACTTTGAGATCACTCGTGTAGAAACAGAACAACCTTTCTATCAGTTGAAGAACCTACCTGTCTTCAAGATGCGTTGCGAACTCTTTGAGTACAACGATGAAGACTTTGACACTAACGTGGGTGAGGTCAATGAGATTGAAGAAATACAGGCATACCATACTAAGTTGACTGTCGGTACTGGTCTCACCTTTGACATCGGAGAAGAGATTCATCAAGGTGACATGCGTGGTGAGGTTGCAATATACGATGGGGTCGCAGGAATACTTTACGTCGCACACAGTGGTTCGACAACTGGAGAATATGCAGAGTGGACCACCACTGCAAATATTGTCGGACAAACGAACAACACCACTGTCACACCTACCGCTGTAGGAGAAGATTTGCAGGATGGTGCTCAGAACTTAGACTTCGACACGATTGGAGATGGGTTCCTAGACTTCAGTGAGTCCAATCCGTTTGGAGATCCGCAGTAATGTTTGGTAATCATTTTTATCATCAACGAATCCGTAACGCGGTTGCCGTGTTTGGTGCTCTGTTCAACAACTTAAACGTTGTAAGAAAGAATAGCGCAGGCGCAGTGATAAGTCAACAGAAAGTGCCACTTTCTTATGCACCAAAAAGAGACTTTCTTGCACGTCTTGATGCGATGCAGAACGGTGAAGTTGGAGAACGACAGGTCGCAGTTAAGTTACCTCGTATGTCATTCGAGATTGTTTCGATGTCATATGACGCACAAAGACAGTTGCCAAAAGTCAACAATTGTGTTATACCATCATCAACGTTCGGGTCGTCCACACAAGTATTCACTCCCGTTCCTTACAATGTCAACTTCCAGTTGAACATATATGCGAAGGGTCAGGACGATGCGTTGCAGTGCGTCGAACAGATTTTACCTTACTTCACACCTTCATACACGATAACCATGAAACCTTTGGACGACTTTGATGGTGTGAAAGAGGACGTGCCAGTTTCACTTCAGGGTCTCACTTTTTCAGATGACTTTGAAGGTGCGTTGGAAGCTCGACGTACCGTAATCTATACACTTGATTTCGAAATGAAGATATCCATGTACAAGTCTATTGCGACTGCGGGACCAGTCATTACGCAGTACGACATCGACAATTTACAGATGAACGGTGATCTTCTTTTCGAAGCAAAAGACAGTGCGGCAGTGGCATCACCATTGATTATTACGACTAACGAAGACACTAAGAAAACGGTTGAAAACTTTACTGTTAGTAATGTACCGTTCACAACACACGCTATGCAATTAGGATCAGACACTCCCGATAATGGGACTGCGACGGTGTCTGGTTTTACCAAGTTGACATCGTCAAGTGGTATCATAGTCGCAACGGGGGAGTACGAGTATACACCCGATAGTAACTTCAATGGGACAGATGAGTTTACCATCGATCTACTTTATGGTGATTCTACTGATCCACAGAAACTTACAAAAACTGTCAACGTTACTATCAATCCGGTGCAAGACGTTACTGCAACGACATTGACTATACCGGGCATAACAGTTGGTGTCGCTAATGTCAGAGATTTGACAACTAACGATAACTTTGTTGGAGCGACTTACTCGATTATCAGTGCACCATCTAATGGTACTGCGACATTGACTTCGGGAGGAACTCTCACATACACCATGTCGTCTGGATTAAGTGACACTCTTATTTACGGAGTCACTCCAAGTGGTGGAACTAGAGAGAATGTTACTGTAAACTATATCAGAGTATTGTAAGGTTTACGATATAAATAAAGGAAAGAACTTTAAAGGACTTTGAGGACCGATAAATGGCGGGTATAAAGATAAGTGAATTACCAGAACTGATAGGAGCGAATGCAACCGACTCCGACATTCTGGTAATTGTTGATGTGAGTGCAAACGAGACAAAACATATTACGTTTGAAAATCTCATTGCATCAAACATTGACAGTGCAAATAGAGCAACTACTGCGATCGTCGCTGGACGGGCGCGAGAAATTGTTGTCAACTCTTCGCCAAACATTGGACAGAATTTCATTCCAATCATTGGTGCATCGTCGGGTCAGGACTCTGTTAGTACTACAGGTAATTTAATATTCAACACAACATCTAATAAGATTGAAGCAAATCTTGATGGTATTGCAGACAGTGCGTTGAATGCCGATCGTGCAGATGTGGCAGACTCTGCAAACTTCAATCTCACTTCTATCAATGATGTGGTTAATACATTCACTGGTCTGGTATCTGGTCAGGTTCTCAAATGGAATGGTACTGCATGGGAAAACCAGAACGATCTTTCTGGTGATGCGGGATCAGGTGTACTTGCAAAACAAATTAACACAGTATCGACAACTGACTCTGCGAACTTTTTGATACCCTTTGTTAGTGTGGTGGGTGCAGACTCAGTGGGTGTGGATGCAGGTATTCAATACAATCCAGCCACAGACACATTGACTGTAGCTAATATCACAGGTAATGCATCTACTGCATCACTTGCGACACTCGCAACAACTGCGACAGACGCACGTCAAGTAATCACAGACAGTGCCGCAGCAACAGGAACGTACTATCCACTTATGCGTCTCGACTTTACACCGGGCGCTGACAGTGTTGAAATTACTACGAACCTCAACTATGACGCATCAACTAATACGCTTGCCGCGACTAATTTTAGTGGTGACGGATCTAACATCTCGAACGTTGCTGCGGTGTCGGCAACCAATGCAACCAATGTTGCGATCAGTCAACAGAACGGCGATGCAGTTTACTACGTACACTTTGGTAGTGCCTTGAGTGGTAATGATGGAGTTGACGTAAACTCTAAGTTTAGAATCAATCCATTATTACCCACTCTCCACCTCGCGGATAGTGACTCTAGAATCCTTCTGGGTGTGGACAGTGATTTCTCTATAGATACCACAGGTATTCAGTATACTTTCAACGTGGTAAATGATGGTGCATCTGCTTACGACTTTAGTGATGGTAATAGTGTGTTCTTCCCTTCACCGGAATCTAATCCAGAATTGTACCTACGAAGGGGCGAGACATATCGATTTAGTGTAAACGCGTCAGGTCACCCATTCCAGATTCGGGTGAGTGACGGTGGATCTGCGTATAACACAGGTGTAAGTAACAATGGTGCTCAAGTGGGGAACGTAATATTTGCAGTTCCGATGTCGGCACCCGCAACACTTTACTATCAATGTACTATTCACTCTGGAATGGGGAACACGATAAACATCGTATAACGGGAATAAGATAAATGGCTGATATAAAAATTTCACAGTTAAACTCACTTTCTAGTGCAGACTTGAAGGATAGTGATGTTTTAGTCATCAATGACGTTAGTGTATCTACTACGAAGCAAATCACACGTGAAGCCTTCCTAGATGGATTCACAAGAAATATTGTTGACTCTGGAACAGGCGCGAAGATTGCTGGGGACTTTACTGTCGACAACGAATTGACCGTTGGTGGTGATCTTGAAACTACAGGTAAAATTACATTCGGTTCATTACAAGATCACGCGGAAGGAATTTTTATTAGTAAATTTGTCGACGCGGCAGATGCTATTGTAAACAATCTAACGGACTCATCTATACCGACATCTCTCGCGGTTAGAGATTATGTAGCGTTACAAACTGCATCAAACATTGCAGGTTTATTGAACGTAGACTCTGCTGGTGCACAAACAGTATTATATCCAGTCATGGTGAAAGATCCCGATGGTGATGAAGACAGTGCACTTACAGATCCAGATCTTTCTTACAACGCAAACACACGTACACTTACTTCAGGAAACCTTGTTCCTCTTGCAGACTCAGAATACAATCTAGGTTCTGCATCGAAGAAATGGAAAGAACTGTTTATCAGTGGATCGACCATCAATATCGGTAACAAGAAGATTCAGATCGATAATGACAAAGTAAATTTTGTCGGTGCGACCGGTTTCCAGTTAGACGGTGTTGACTTTAGTGGTGGAGGTGCTGCCAATCCGGTTGCTACTGCAAGACTTTTGCCCACAGGTGGTCAGGTAATCCGATACGATTCGACCGGTAGTGTTGAACTCGGCGGCGACCAGTCGCTCACCTTCAAAGGTATTGTTGGTGGATTTAATGGCGATCGAACGTTTAAGTTTTTCGTAGATGATGTAGAGAAAAGTAGTCAGACTGTATCAATTGACTCTGCAACATACACCATGTTAGACGGAGATGAACCCGCTGCAAACGCATCCAAGACTGTAAAACTACTTGTCACCGGTTCAGGTGATTCTGAAGCATCCGACTTTGTTTCTGTCTTTGGTGTCAAAGATGGTGGATCAGGTACAGATGGTACAGACGGTGACGATGGTGACGATGGTGTTTCATCGGTCACTACGTTCTTAACTAACGAAGTTCACACAGTCGCTGCGGATTCGGCAGGTGTGTTGTCAGGTGATTTGACAAGTGCCGGTGGTACCATGAAGGTATTTGTTGGTGCAACCGATGTAACAGGCAACGCAGATGTAACTTATTCTAACCCCTCTGAGGATGGAATCTCTGCATCGATTGCGTCAACTGGTATCTACACGATATCATCATTTGATAGTGATGGTGCAACTCAAGGTATTGCGACTTTCCGTGCAGTTGTAGCTCAATCTTTGATTCAAGGTGCGAGTGGGGACGTTACGGTTGAGAAACAATACAGTATCGCCAAACAATTAGGTGGTGGTGGTCTTGACGGTGCTGATGGTGCGGCAGGTGAAGACGCTCGCGCAGTTAAGATTATTGCAAACGACGGACAAGTTGTTCGATACGATAGTTCTGGTTCAGAGGCAGACACTCTCACATTTACTGCTCAACCAGAAAACCAAGACACGGGTACTGAAGTCACATATAGATGGTCTGTCAGATCGCCAGGCGCTTCATATGTTGTCAAAAAGAATTCAGGTTCGGTAGACTATACACTTGCAGATGCTGACGAACCCTCAATCGATGGTGTGAAGATTGTCAAGTGTGAGATGTATGAGGATAGTGTAGAGAAAGCACAAGACACCATGACGTTGTATGGTTTGGTGAATGGATTCTCTGTTACTGGATTCCTGTCTAACGAAACACACGTAGAACCTTCTGACTCAGTGGGTGCACTTACTACCAGTCTTAGTGACGCAGGTGGTACATTTAAGGTATTCTTAGGAACTACAGATATCACTACAAGTAGTAGTGTGAGTTACTCAAACACCGCAAACACTGGTATTAATGTCACAATTGATGCGGGTGGAGATGGTGGTGCGTCATCTGGTCAGTACACCATCAATAGTTTCTCTAGTAACGCAACTCTCACTGGTACCGCAGACTTCCGAGCCACTGTTGCTCAAGCACTAATTCCCGGCGCAAGTGGAGACTTTATTATTGACAAGAAATACTCTATCGCAAAAGCGCGACAGGGTGTTACTGGTGAAGGTGTTGGAGTGCCGGGAGCAGATGGTACAGATGCTCGTGCGGTTAAGTTGATTCCTAATGACGGTCAGGTTATCCGATATGACGCAGACGGTACCACAGAAACCGATACACTTACTTTCACCGCAGACAATAATGACGCATTCACCGGTACAGAGACTTGGCAGTTCTTACTCAAGAAAGGTGGCGGTGCAAGTTATGTGGCGAAGAAAAATTCAGGATCGACCGCATTTACTCTAGCAGATGGTGATGAACCCAGCGTAGACTCTGCGTACACTCTTCAAGTTAAAGCGTTCGAAGATAGTGCCGAGAAGGCAAACGACTTTGTCACAATCTACGGTCTTCAAAACGGTACAGGTATCACCGCATTCTTGACGAACGAATCACACGTAGAAGCGTATGACTCAGGTGGAGCCCTAGTTGACGATTTGACTGACGCAGGGGGAACGTTCAAAGTATTCCGTGGTACGACAGAGATTACAACCAACTGTACCTTCTCAGTTCAGTCTGAAACTGGTGTCGATGTTTCTATCAACTCAGGAAGTGGTGTATACACAGTTAACTCTATTAGTGCGGACAAAGGTAACGCAGACTTCCAAGTATCTGTTCCCGCAACTCTAGTGCCCGGCGGTTCCGCTGCAATGTTGATTGACAAGACGTACTCTATTGCAAAGTCTAGATCCGGTGCGTCGGGTTCCGATGGTGGTAATGGTGCTGATGGTGACGACGCTCGTGCAGTCAAGTTAATACCAACTGCGGGACAGGTAGTTCGTTACGATGCAGATGGTTCAACAGAGACGGACACACTTACGTTTAGTGCGGACAACAACGATGCATTCTCCGGTACAGAGACTTGGCAGTTCCGATTAGACAAAGGTAGTGGTAGTTTTGTTGAGAAACAGTCTGCATCTGCAACCTCAACATTTACTCTACCAGATGCTGACGAACCCGGCGTTGATTCGTCGTACATAGTACAAGTAAGAGCATTCGAAGATGCAACTCTGAAGGCAACAGACCAAGTATCCGTCTTCGGTCTTCAGAATGGTGCGGGTATCACTGCGTTCCTCACTAACGAATCACACGTAGAAGGTTACGACTCTAACGGTGCTTTGGTCGACAACTTCTCAGACGCAGGTGGTACGTTCAAGGTGTTCCGTGGAACCACTGACATTACAACCAACTGTACATTCAGCAAACAGTCTCAGTCCAACATGACAAGTGCAATCAATTCTGGTACTGGTGTTTACTCAGTAAGTGCGTTGACTGCAAAGAATGGTAATTCAGTATTCCGTGCAACCGTACCACAGGCACAAGTGCCAGGCGGTGGATCTGACATGACTATCGACAAGACCTATACCATCTCCAAATCACAGGATGGTGGATCTGGTGATGATGGTGGTGATGGTAGTCGAGGTCCAGGCAGATGGCACATTGATTGTGACTCTATCAGTTATGCTGCTGCGGGTGAAACAGACAACACTGTTCCAACCACTGCGACCGGTGCTGCAGAAGCATGGGACGAAGGATCGTTTGTTGGTACATCGCCTGGCGCTGAAGTTGCCGGAGATCAAGCGTGGTTCTTCCAAGGTACCATTGCAAATCCAACTGCACAAAAGGTCTGGATATACAACGGTAGTGCATGGGCAGAACAGACAGAAGCGATCGATGGTAGTCTATTAGTTTCTGGTACCGTGACTGCATCGGGATTCCAGACAGACGGTATCGTTGACTCTACTGCTAGCACCGGTAGAACAACTATCAAGAACTCTGGTATTGTCATCGAGTCTTGGGAAACTAATCAGATGGTTGTGCGAGTTAAAATCGGAGATCTTTCTTAATGGCGTATGGTGTCCAAGTCAACGCATCTAATGGTAATAAACTGTTTGATACGTCAGATAATATTCAACAGTACATTGCTGAAGGTACGTTTACCATTACAAATGGTCAATCCACGAGTAACTCCATATCTGTTACTGGGTTGACAACTTCAGATAGGTTTGATATTATTGTCAACAAAGATCACTCGCCGTTTTACGATAACCAACAGTATGGAGAAACAACAATATCCAGTGGGTCATTTACATTCCAGAGACAATCTGCGAACGGAAATGCCGATACAACTAACACATATGATTATAGATACATTGTACTTAGAACGGCGTAAAAAATATGGCATATGGTTTTGAAGTAAAAAACGATGATGGTTACATCATTATAGATGATACCAATCGTAATTTTCAGGTTTACGCAGATGGAACTGCTGCCGCGGATGCATTAACACAGTATCGTATCGCTACGGTGAATGATTCTGATGGTAATGACTGGGGTGGTAAAATTCCAGATTCTGGTCCTACCGGATGGGGTGATATTTTAAAATCAGACCTTTTATTCGGAAGACCGGACGATGGTACCGATAATTATAATTCGTCTGACGTAGTTAAGTTGAACATGTGGATGTTTTATGGTACAAAGACAAACCGCACACAACGTAAGTGGGGAAGATTCACCATCACAAATACCAGTGGAGTCGAACCAACCAGTTATAATTATGTTCAGGTAGCGCCGTTTAATGGAAACGGAAATGTAGTTTCGGCATCGTCAAGTGGTTATGGTTTAGAAGTATACGATGCAACTGGTTCTGTAAGATTTACCTCAAACCTTGACAAATATTTTGTTCTTGATGCAGTATTGACAACAAGCGGAACTCAGAGTACAATTACAGCAACCGGTGATTCGTATCAGTATGCAAACGAAGTAACTTTTACTGCGCCGGGCGGTGCGGACATTTACGATTATTATGTCTGTGTCAATTCTTTTGATACCAACGGCACTGCTGGTTCATTTTATGGTATGGGTGCACATTATCAACACTCAACAAGAACCATTCGATGTATTGCATCTGGTCCATCTAAAAAATTCTTAATAGGGAGATTAGTATCATGAGTAGGACATGGGCAGTGGTAGAAACAAGCACCGGTAAGGTGGTGTCTACCATGAATATGAACTCACAAGATCTCACAGACGGTGGAGATTATTTGGACAATACTCATTTTGTCAAAGACATTACGGGTGAGTCAAATACTCGACTTTGGCCAAGTACAAAGTATTGGGCGAATGACCAATGGAACGATCTACCCACATCACCCGGCAAGTATTATTCTTGGAACGGATCGAGTTGGGCATTGGATTCCACAAGGTTGTTTGAAGAGATTAGGCGAGAAAGGGATCGTCTTTTATCTGAATGCGATTGGACACAGGGGTCTGATTCACCTTTGTCCGATTCTGATAAGACCAGTTGGGCGACATACAGACAATCACTTAGGGATGTACCAGCAAACAATTCATCCGTAACTGATTACGCTGACGTGACTTGGCCAACTGAACCCTAATGCACAATAACTTTTTGGACAAGAGGCGTAGACACTTACGCCTGCAACCGGATCAGGTAGATCTCATTCTACCTGAACACTTTGCTGCGTCTTATCCAAAATTTATCAATCTACTTACGTTTTACTACGAATTTCAAGAGGATGAGAAGGCGACAGAACTTCTACATCACCTCTTTGCATCACGTGACATATCAGAAACAGATATCACGTTACTATCATACATCGAGGATGAGTTACTTCTAGGTGACGCATACTTCGAAAGTTTTGCAACTGGCGAGGCACAAAAACGTGCCGCTGCAAACTTCTCAAACGTCTTGTTTAGATCTAAGGGTACAAAGTTTGCGATACAGTGGTTCTTCCGTTCGTTCTTTGGCATCGACGCAGAAGTTGTTGAGACTCGTGATCAGGTATTCAAATTAGGCAACCCCGCATCGACTATCGGTACGGAAAGTCTACATTTTTTGACCGACGACAAATTGTATCAAACGTTTGCATATCTTGTGCGTTCGTCAGTTCCCATATCTACGTGGAGAGATCTTTTCAAATTGTTTGTGCATCCAGCGGGGATGTACTTAGGTGGCGAACTGTTAGTTACCGATACTGTTCTTGCGAGTCTATTAACTTCAGATTCGGATGGTGTTGTAACACAAAGAAACACCCCAACGTTTGCTATAACCGTTGACCCCAGCACAGTAGAGTCAGAAGGAACTGTTTTTGAGGTTCACCTTCAGGGGTCGGATGTTTTAAATAGTCAGGGCGAGTATCGTTACTACCTTGGCCACGGTACAACCGACAGTAACGATTTTAATTTTTCTGCTGACAGTGTTTTTCCAGACATCAACAACAAACGAACGTTTAACCTTATCAATGATTCTGCGACAATATCTGTTCCTACTTTTCACGACTCAGATGAAAGTGAAGCGGATTCAGAACAGTTCACAATATTCTTCGAGGATTTGGACGGTCGAGGGATCGCGCAACAACAGATCAGTATCGCGGATGTTGTGGGAGCGTACACAATCACTACAGACACAACCACTATCGATGAAGGGGACACCCTCGCGTTTTCTGTTCAGGGTACTTCAGTACCAAATAGTGGTAACACAACTTTATTCTATCAGGTGTTCCCCGGCACTTCAGACAGCGACGATTTTGCATCGAATTCTTTCCCTTCTGTTGGATCGCGCACACCGTTCGATATCAGAAATGACTCAGGATCTTTCAATGTCGAAACGTTAGTTGATGGAACGTCAGAGGGTGCTGAAAACTTTACTGTAAAAATCTACACTGGAAGTGGTATTGAAAAGGCGACATCGTCAACCATAACGATGAACAATGTTGCACCCACTTTCTCGCTCACACCGACACCTACGTTAAATATAACGGAAGACTCAGATATCGTTATCAATCTCACCGTCGATGCTTCATCTACAGGAAGACAAGTAGATTATACTATTGCAGGTACAGACACTCGAATCGTTACAACAAGTGGGTCGTTTACTATAACGGGAGAGACTGGAGATTACACTCTGTCGACAACAGAAGGAACGGACACATACGAAACGTCAACAACTTCGTCCGTGACTTTGACAACTAACTCCAGTGGATTCTTCTCACCAGAATTGACAGATGCGATTGTTGTTGACATTGCAAACAAAGAACCTACGTTCACGGCAACACCCGATGTGTTTGGTGCAAATGAGGGAGACACTGTCACCTTTACCGTTAGCGGAACAAATATTGAAGACGGTAACAGTGCGAAATATTATCTCGATTTAGGCACTGCGGACAGTGCGGACTTTGTTGGTGCACAACCGACTACTGTTGCGGCAGCATCCAACATTTCTTTCACGTCTAACTCAGGGTCGGTTGCTCTGGAGTTCTCAGATAGTAATGAACTCTCTAATGACACTTTTGATTTTGTGGTGTTAGATCCCTCTGACTTTGAAGTTGATCGAGTTGGTTATACCATCCTTGGTGGTAACTCATATTCTATCACTACACCTTCTGGTGGCACAGTGGACGAACCAGAGACGATCATCGCATATTTTAGTACAGATGACGTAGATGGAACGTACTACTATTACATAGCCGGAACTGGTATGAGTTCAGACGATTTCACTGCGGGATGGAGTGATATTCTAGCCCGACAGTCTTTCGCGGTGGCCGGTGGTAACGGTCAGATCTCTTTAACTATAAAAGCGGATAAACGAAGAGAAGGTTCTGAGACATTCCGTATTTACGTGTCAACCGCTCCTTCTGGCGCAGTAGTTGCATCTACTAATGATATAGTGATCAGTGATACGTCAGTACCAACATACACATTATCATTACCCGACATCACAGAAGGGAACGATCTTGTTGCGACTGTAACACCAAATGCAAGTAATGCTGGTGCAGAAAATGTTTACGTAACATTCAAAACTGAAGGTGCTGGAGACTCGGCAGATATTACTACTATACAACCCGCCGCGCAGTCACTCACCACTTCGCCAGTAGACTTTACTTCTGCAACCGGTGTTCAAAATGCAATAAACGGTGGTCTTACAGTTAGTGCAACTGCTCGATTGGATAGTTACAACGGGTCACTTCTTGCATCTGACACTTGCACAGTATCCGATGCTGCTGCGAGTTATACTTTGACAACAAACAAAACAAATGACTCTGCGGAAGAGGGAGACACGTTCCAGTTTACTTTCGGTGGGTCTAACGTACCAACTGCAACTTATTATTACAACGTTTCGGATGTAAAACCAAAAACGACTGATCAAACGGTTGGTGCGGGATCGACAACTGTCTATCTGTCTGACACTACTAATCTCACAGTCGGTATGGAAGAAAGAGGTATCGCTTTCCCAACAGGTGCAACAATCGCTTCTATCAGTGCGGGTAACTACGTAACAATGTCTATTGGAAACAATGAACTTAGTGATGTGGCTGCTGGTACGACTGTTCATTTTGCAGAACCTGAAGTCTTTGCAGATTTTGTCGAGAGTGGTCAAAACAATGATGCGTTTGGAACAATCTCACATACGACTAACACTTCAACAAACTTTGATGTAGAAACCGCAGACACGTCAGATGTGCCTGCATCTGGACGAACAACTCAGTACACTATGAATATTGCTGCAACACACGCCGGTAGTGCGCTTCAAACTAGAACATTTACTATTGGCGACGATGACACCGCGCCTGCGCCAAATGTTCAAAGAGGGACGTTGACTGATCCAGATAACTTCGGCGCTACCGGACAGGATATTTCACTTCCCCCAACATGTACGTTTAAACTTTTAAACACTGGTTTGATACAAGTGGCTTTCGAAAACACTGCGGGTGTGGGTGATTATGAACTTGATTTCGGAAATTGGGTAGATGATACTGGTGTTATATTTGACGCAAATGATTTCGAGTGCATTGCAACCTTTGTCTCTTCTATTGGAACAAACAACTCCAGCGTTCCGGGCGACTTTGGAACCACTCTAAATTTAGGTACTTCTCGTGCATGGCAAGTAGAACCAACAACTCCCCCGCCTGGCGGAATTGTTGCATCAACGGTTACGTTTGATATACTTGTACGAGAGGTGGCGAACACATCAAATGCAATCACAACTCGAATTTCTATTACAGCAACCTTGACAGACTTCGAGGAAGGATTTGAATAAATAAGAACCCAACAACATTATAAGGATATATTATGAAATCAGGAAAAGTATGGGGTAATACCCAATTGATCGAACACAACAGCACGTTCGAGTTTCATCGAATTGAGTTCAAGGCGAATCATTGTTGCAGTGAACACTACCACAAAACCAAGTGGAATGGGTTTTTCGTAGAGTCTGGCACGTTGATGGTCAAGACTTGGCAAGACGAACCATCGGAATCTCGACCCCATCTTTGCGACCAAACTATTCTACGATCGGGTGATTACTACAAGGTAGAACCCGGCAAGTGGCACCAGTTTGTAGGTGTGGATGATGGAGTTGCATTCGAGTTGTATTGGTCAGAGTTTGATGCGGACGATATTGTACGTAGGACAGTGGGTCATCGGTTAGATGCACCCGCAACAGAAAGGAATGTCGGGAATCCACTAACAGATCTCAACTATGATGGAAGATAATCAAGACAAGAAAAATATCAAGGACGATTACGAGACCTCTCGTGACACCTATCTCGAATTGATCGAGAGTGGTAAACAGGGTCTCGACTTGATGATCGAAGTTGCACGGGAGTCTGAACACCCCCGTGCGTTCGAGGTTTTGTCTGGTATGATAAAGAACGTTGCGGATGTGACGGACAAGTTGATGGACCTTAACAAGAAACACAAGGACATCAAACAAGACCCCAAGACAGACAAAGAGGTAACTAACAATAATGTGTTCATCGGGAGCACTACAGACTTACAACGATTACTCCATCAACAACCAGAGAAAGATATAACGCCACATGAATGATCATTACATGGGTAATCCCAATGTAAAGGGCGACGGGATTCAACAGGCATGGACAGAACACGATGTTAAAGAGTATGCAAAATGTATGCAAGACCCTACATACTTTGCAAGAGAGTACGTCAAGATTATATCACTTGACAAAGGACTTGTCAACTTTAATTTGTATCCGTATCAGGAACAGATGTTCTCTCATTTTAACGACAATCGTTTCTCGATCGTACTCGCCTGTCGACAGAGTGGTAAGAGTATTTCGTCCGTTGTTTATCTTCTATGGTATGCTATATTTCATCCCGAAAAGACAATCGCGGTCTTGGCTAACAAAGGGGCTACGGCGCGTGAAATGCTCGCCAGAGTCACCTTGGCACTTGAAAACTTACCTTTTTTTCTACAACCTGGCTGTCGTGCACTCAACAAGGGTTCTATTGAGTTTAGTAACAACAGTCGCATTATTGCTGCTGCCACCAGTGGTAGTTCTATACGGGGTATGTCTGTTAACTTGCTTTTTCTGGATGAGTTTGCGTTTGTTGAACGAGCATCTGAGTTCTATACTTCCACCTATCCTGTTATCTCTTCGGGTAAGGATACAAAGGTCATTATCACATCTACTGCAAACGGGATCGGAAATACTTTCCACAAGATATGGGAAGGTGCAGTACAAAAGACCAATGAGTATAAAGCGTTTACCGTCAACTGGTGGGACGTGCCAGGCAGAGATGAAAAATGGAAGAAACAGACTATTGCGAATACGTCGCAGATGCAGTTCGATCAAGAATTCGGTAACACGTTCTTTGGAACGGGTGACACCCTTATTAACGCAGAGACTCTTCTAAACTTCCGTGCGTCTCCACCCAAGAAAATACTTGAAGGTGGTAGTTTAAAAATTTACGACGAAACGCAACCTAGTCACGACTATATCATGACGGTTGACGTGGCGAAGGGAAGAGGGTTGGATTATAGTACCTTTTCGGTGATCGATATATCCGCTCGTCCCTTTAAACAGGTGGCGGTGTATCGTAATAATCGTATCTCTCCAATACTCTTTCCCGACATTATTTATAAAATTGCGAAAGCCTACAACGATGCATATGTCATCGTAGAATCAAATGATGCTGGACAAGTTGTGTGCAATGGGTTATACCACGACTTGGAGTATGAAAACATACACCTAGAGTCTGCGGTCAAAAAGAACGCAATCGGTATCGAGATGAACCGCAAGGTCAAACGTCTGGGGTGTTCGGGTATCAAAGACTTACTTGAGGAGAACAAACTCCTTGTGATAGACGAAGAAACCATCATGGAGATATCGACGTTTGTGTCTAAAGGTCAGTCATACGAAGCGAGTGATGGTAACCACGACGATCTCATGATGAACTTGGTTATGTTCGGATTCTTTATCACGTCACAGTTGTTCTCTGACATGACGGATCTGAATATCAAACAGATGATGTTCGAACAACAGATGAAAGAAATTGAGGACGCGGTGGTACCATTTGGTTATATTGATAACGGAGACGACGCAATCAACCACCTAGAGATGCAAGAAGAGATGAAGGATAAGAACTGGCAGATCCCTTGGGAAGTTGAAACATATTAAATTATAAATAATGATATTGAATAAAACACCGTATTATGTTACTTATCATAACTCAACGAATAAAAGGATACGATTATGGCTCTTTTAAAGTCTGAATCCCCAAATGTTGCCATCAGAGAGGTGGATCTGTCAGGTATTGTGCCAGGCGTAACCACATCAACCGGCGCAATTGTGGGAGATTTTGCATGGGGTCCAGTAAATACACCAATTCTCGTCGGCACTGAAGGCGAGTTAATTGATAATTTTGGTGACCCAACATACTCTAACGACAGTTCAGCGATCGAGTTCCTTTCTGCAAATCAGTTCTTGAAGTATTCAAACAGTCTTTATGTGATTCGTGGTGCAACGTCTGCGGCTAAAAACGCAGTCGACTCCGGATCAACAACCGATCTCATTGAGAATCGTGACGACTGGGATGCTACAAAATCTGGTGCTTCTGGTAACTTCATTGCGAAGTGGGCAGGAAGCGCAGGGAACTCACTCAAGATTTCAGTTTGTGGATCAAAAGATTCCGCGTTTGACAACTGGTCATATGCGTCAAGTTTCGACGCAAAACCAGGCACGTCTTCGTGGGTTTCTGCAAGATCCGCTGACTCCGCTCTCGCACTCGACGAAGTACACGTCGCAGTCGTAGATGAGGATGGAATCTTCTCAGGAACACCTAACACAGTTCTGGAAACGTTCGCAAACGTCTCACTTGCAACAGATGCTAAGTCAGACGACGGAACTAATAACTACCTTCTGGACGTTCTTTCAGATCGTTCTGAATACGTTTGGGGTGCAAATCACCCAAGTGTATTTGGTAGTGCATCAACTGCTACGTCATTCACTAATACTGCGAATGGTGCAGACCAAACCAATGCAGCGAAGGAAAACTCTTTCGCGAACGGTGCGAACTCTGCCTCACTCACTACTACTGAATTCCTAGCAGGATTTGATGAAGTCGAAGATGAAAACACAATTCAGGTAGATTTCTTAATCGCGCCTGGCGTAGCATCTGCCGCTGATCAACGAACAATCGTTAACGATCTGGTCGCAACAGCAACTGCACGTAAGGATTGTGTTGTTGTTACTTCACCCAACCGTTCTGCGGTAGTGAATGTAAACAACCCTGCAACTGTTAACTCGAACATTACGACAACAGTTCAGAACTTCACATCTTCATCTTACTTGGTAGTTGATAACAACTATCTCAAGGTTTACGACAAGTACAATGACAAGTATGAATTCATTCCTGCTGCGTCATCTACTGCGGGTCTCATGGCGGCAACAGACGATGTTGCGGCACCTTGGTTCTCACCTGCGGGAACACGTCGAGGTAACTACCTTGGTGTAACTTCTCTCGCATATAACACAACCAAGTCACAACGTGACACGCTGTATAAAGCGGGCGTAAACCCAATTGCGAACTTGCCGGGACAAGGTATTGTACTCTTCGGAGACAAGACATTCCTACGAAGACCATCTGCATTCGACCGAATCAACGTTCGTCGTTTGTTCTTGGTTATCGAGAGGGCAATTAAAGGAGCTGCACAGAACGTTATGTTCGAATTCAACGATGAGTTTACTCGTGCGGAATTCGTAAATATCGTAGAACCTTTCCTTCGTGAAGTTCAAGGTCGTCGTGGTATTACTGACTTCAAGGTTATTTGTGACGAAACAAATAACACTGGTCAAATCATCGACACAAACTCATTCGTCGCGTCTATCTTCATTAAGCCTGCACGTTCAATCAACTACGTAACTCTTAACTTCGTAGCGGTTCGGACTGGTGTAGACTTTGAAGAAGTGACCGGCGCAGTATAAGGAGATAGAAGATGGCAATTTTAGGCGTAGATGATTTCAAGTCTAAACTACGTGGTGGTGGCGCAAGAGCCAATCTGTTCCGTTGCACAATTAACTTCCCAGCATATGCGGGTGGTGATGCGGAACTGACATCTTTCCTCTGCAAGACTGCCCAGTTACCACAATCACAGGTAGGAAACTTTGTAGTTAACTTCCGTGGTCGTGAACTCAAAATGGCTGGCGAAAGGGTATTTGAACCTTGGACAGTAACTATCCTGAACGACACAGATTTTGCGATCCGTGACGCGATGGAGCGATGGTCAAATGGTATTAACGGACACTCAACAAACACTGGTTTGGTGAACCCCGTTGATTACCAGACGGACCTCTTTGTAGAACAACTTGATCGAGATGAGTCTGTGATCAAGCGTGTTGACATTCGAGGTGCGTTCCCAGAGACAGTGGGACCAATTGCGTTGAGTTATGACACTCGTGGTGAGATTGAGACGTTCGAAGTAACGTTTGCATACCAGTATTGGGAATCAAACACTACTACTTAAAAGTCTCTAAATATAGGGGAGACTCCGGTCTCCCTTTTATTTTATTTTAGGAACAGAGTCATATGGCGGAAGAAACAAACGGTAGTATACTCAAGTTATTTGGGTTTGAGTTAAAGAGGTCAGGTCAGAGTCAGAATCGATCAACTGGACCTCAGAAACTTCAATCCCCAGTAGCGCCCACAGATCCAGACGGTGCGGGTTATGTAACCAGTGCTGCGGGTTACTATGGGCAGTATATTAATATGGACGGTGATCAAGCAAAAGACAATCACCAATTAATTATGCGATACCGTGGTGTGTCACAACACCCTGAAGTCGATATGGCAATCGAAGAGATCGTAAACGAAGCGATCACTTCTTCCGAATTAGAATCGTCTGTTCAGATCTCCCTTGATGAGATCGATGCAAACGATAAGATCAAAGACACGATTCGACAGGAATTCGAACGCGTCGTTTCTATGTTAAAGTTTAATGATATCGGTCACGACATATTCCGTGGTTGGTATGTAGATGGACGTTGTGTTCATCACCTTCTTGTAAACGAATCAAATCTGAAGGCGGGTATCCAAGAAATCAGACACATTGATGCCGCACGGATTCGTAAGGTTAAGGAAGTAAAATACAAAAAAGATCCGAAGACTAACGTAAAGATTGTCGACAAGGTAGAGGAGTTCTACATCTTCGATGAGAAACCCGGCCAGTCCAACTCTTCGGTCAAGATTTCTACAGATGCGATTAGTTATGTCACATCTGGTGTACTCGATGAGGGTAGGAAAAAGATCCTATCACATCTACACAAGGCACTGAAACCCATCAACCAGTTACGTATGATGGAAGACAGTCTTGTAATCTATCGCCTTGCACGTGCACCCGAACGTCGTATATTCTACATCGACGTAGGTAACATGCCACGTGGAAAGGCAAACGAATACATGAAAGACATCATGGCAAAGTATCGTAACAAACTTGTCTATGATGCATCTACCGGTCAGATCAAAGACGACCGTAAACACATGTCTATGTTGGAAGACTTCTGGTTGCCACGTAAAGAAGGCGGTCGAGGTACTGAGATCTCAACACTGCCAGGCGGCGACAATCTGGGACAGATCGATGACATAATTTATTTTCAAAAGAGACTGTATCGATCACTCAATGTCCCAGTAAACCGTTTGGAACAGGAAGCGCAGTTCTCTTTAGGTCGATCCACTGAGATCTCTCGTGATGAGGTTAAGTTCCAGAAGTTTATCGATAAGTTGCGTCGTCGATTCTCTGGTATGTTTTTGGGTATTCTACGTAAGCAGTTGATCCTGAAAGGTATCATCACAGAACAGGATTGGGAAGAGTGGAAGGACGACATATACATTGACTATGTGAAGGACAACCACTTTACTGAACTCAAAGAGATGGAGATTCTACGAGAACGTGCCGGACTTATGAACGAGATGTCTGGTTTTGTGGGAGAGTTCATATCGAAAGAGTGGATGATGAGAAACATTATGCGGTTCTCTGACGAAGACATTGAGAGCATTGAGAAAGAAATTAATGGTGAGGTCGCTAGTGGCGAGGTCGAAGATCCAAAACCAAATCAAGGTAAAGAACCACGACCCGAACCTGAACCAGAACAAGACGATGAACAACAACCTGAAGGAGATAAATGATGTTACCAGACGATGATGTAGTAGTAGGCGAAGTTGAAACCGATGACGTTGCGGATGCCGCACCAGAGTCACCGAATCCTATCCAAGACTTTCTGAATTCAGTAGAGGGTCAGGACTTTGTCAGTGCAGAGAAACAGTTTAACGACATGGTCGGTGATCGTTTACAGAACGCACTAGACCAAGCAAAGGTTAAGATCGCGTCCAGTCTATATGACGACGATGCGGGCGTAGAAGTTGGTCCAGCGGACGATGGTGTCGAACACGAGTTAGATATCGGAGATGAAGTCACAGTCGACGACATTGACGACTTCGAAGAGATACTCGACGACGATCCAGAAGCTGCTTAAAAAACTTTTTTTTATAAATAAAACTACGGCGGAAGAAAGGTTTCATATGAAAAAGTTCCAACAAATTCGCGAAAAACGGGGTAAAATGCCGCCGGGCGACCACGTTTTTGATAAGAAGGTAAACCGTCACCAAGTGATGGTTCACAAGAACAAAGGAAAGTTTGACGTGTACATTGACGGCGACAAACTGGATACCTTTAACTCACAAAGGGAAGCGGAAAAGGCGGGTGTCACATTCGCAAAGGAATTTTAAATGAAACTGATTTCAGAATATAACACACACGATGTCCAGTGCATCGTAGAAAAGAAAGAAGACGGATCTAAGAATTTCGTCATCGAAGGTGTGTTCGCACAAGCAGAACAGAAGAATCGTAATGGTCGCATTTATCCAAAGGCAATTATGGAGAACGCGGTCAACAGATACGTCAAGGAACAGGTAAGTCAAAAACGTGCGGTTGGTGAGTTGAATCACCCCGAAGGACCGACAGTTAACCTTGACAAAGTTTCACATCTCATCACAGACCTCAAATTTGAGGGAAATGATGTTATGGGAAAGGCACAAATATTGGATACTCCTATGGGGCAGATTGTAAAAGGTCTTCTAGAAGGTGGTGTTCAACTAGGTGTGTCAACTCGTGGTATGGGTAGTCTTGAGCAGCGAAACGGTACAATGTATGTACGTGACGATTTCATCCTCAATACAGTCGATATTGTACAAGATCCATCTGCGCCTGGCGCGTTTGTAAACGGTGTCATGGAAGGTGTAGAATGGGTTTGGAACAACGGAATAATTGAGGCTCAAGTCATTGAAGAAATGGAGACAGAAATTAAAACCGCTCCGAAGAAGCATCTCTATGAGACGCAAGTTCGCGAGTACAAGAATTTCCTCTCGTTGTTAAAAACAAACTTTAAGGAGTAATACCTATGGACCAACAGGACCAGAATGTAGAGCTTCCAGAAATTGAGGAAGCTAGTGCTCAGAAAATGCCGGTAGGAGATGAAGAGCAGTCTGTTGCTTCGGTAGACAAGGCGAGCGATGCCACAGGCACCGCACCAAAGCGTCGTGGAGACCAAGCGAACAAGGACGAACCAGATGGTGCGCCCAAGTCAAAAGCAGGCATGATCAACGCAATGGTTAAGAAGATGGACGGTATGTCCATGAAAGATCTCAAGGCCATGTATCACGAAAGTTCAGATGTAGAGATGGACGAAGACGCAGTAGAACTGCCAGAGTTCAACTACTCAAACGAACTAGATGCACTCGTTGAATCAGAAGCAACTTTGTCAGATGAGTTTAAAGCGAAAACTGCCGTAATTTTTGAGACTGCAATTAAGTCTAAGTTGTCTGAAGAAGTCAGTCGCTTAGAAGATGAGTATCAATCACGTCTTGAAGAGGAATTGGACGCAACTCGTTCTGACCTCGTAGAGAAGATCGATTCATACCTGAACTATGTAGTTGAAAATTGGATGGAACAGAACAAGATCGCTGTAGAACAGGGTCTCCGTACAGAAATTGCAGAAGGGTTTATGACTCGTTTGCGTGACCTGTTCGAAGAGTCTTACGTGACTGTTCCAGAAGCCAAGGTCGACTTAGTTGACGAACTCGCAGACGCAGTTGAGGAACTCGAAGAGTCACTCAATGCACGTACTGTTGAAGTTCTCGAAATGTCTGAGAAGATCGAGTCATTCCAACGTGAAGCGGTTATCCGCGAAGCGTCACGTGATCTCGCTGACACTCAGGTAGAAAAACTCGCTTCATTGGTACAGGGTCTCGACTTTGAAGACCAAGATGCATTCGCAGAGAAAGTTAAGACTGTGAAAGAATCTTACTTCAAGGCAGAAGTTCCTGCATCTACCGATGAGGTAAACGAAGACTGGAGTGCTGACCAGACCGTTGCTACAAGTGGCGCGATGGACATGTACCTCAACGCAATCAAAAAAACAAGTAAGTAAGGAGTATACTCATGCAAGTATCTTACGATAAGTTAGTTGAGAAGTGGTCTCCCATTCTCAACGAAGAAACTGCCGGAGAGATCAAGGATTCTCACCGTCGTGCAGTTACTGCTGCGGTTCTTGAAAACCAAGAAATCGCTTTCCGTGAAGACGCGCAAATGCGTGGAATCACTGAGGTAGCGGCGAACGCTGCTGCTGATGGTACAATTTCAGGTGGCGGTGCTGCTGACAACTGGAACCCTGTACTGATCGCTCTTGTACGTCGTGCAATGCCTAACTTGATGGCATATGACGTATGTGGTGTTCAACCAATGACTGGTCCTACTGGTCTCATCTTCGCGATGAAGTCAGTATACAAGACCACTAAAGCTGGTGTTTCAGTTGGTGACGAAGCACTGTTCAACGAAGCTGCTGTAGGTTTCTCTGGTGACTCTGCTACAACTGGTAACGGTGCTAAGGGTCCATCTGGTTTGGAAGGTGCTCGTAACCTTTATGACCTTGAATCAGACGGCACAATCGTCGACTCAGGTGCGTCTCACGTACCTTACGCTGGTGATGCATACACTACTGCGGAAGCTGAAGCACTTGGTAACACAGGTGAGTCATTCTCAGAGATGGGTTTCACTATCGAAAAGGCGACTGTAACTGCTAAGTCACGTGCACTGAAGGCAGAGTACACTCTTGAACTCGCCCAAGACCTGAAGGCAATCCACGGTCTTGACGCAGAGACAGAGTTGGCAAACATCCTGTCTACAGAGATCCTCGCAGAAATCAACCGCGAAGTAATTCGTACAATCAACGCTCAGGCGAAGATCGGTTGTCGTCAAGCGAACGTTACCACTAAAGGTATCTTTGACCTTTCATCGGACTCTGACGGTCGTTGGTCTGTAGAGAAGTTCAAGGGTCTGCTTGTTCAGATCGAGCGCGAGTGCAACGTAATCGCAAAAGAAACTC